GTGCAAGATACGTCCAAGGATCGTAAAGTCAGCAGCGGTACCAGAACCGCCCGATGCCGCAGTAACAGCGGCTCGAAGGGCATAGATACGACGCTGGGCAGACGCAGCAAGGCTCGAACCGTCGTTGAGGTTGGCCTGAATATTCGACGTAGTATTGATGGGAATGTTCAGGGTGATTGCGTTACCAGCAGCCGCCGCACTGAAGGCTGCACCGCTCGAACAGTTGGCAATCTGGGCCGTGGTATCAATAACATACGTCTGCGTACCACCAGTTGCGTTCTGGAGGGACACAAAGGTTGTCGGAGCGTTCGGATACGAAACAGTGGGTGTAATCGTAATCGACGTATTGGTATTGGCCGCTGTCTTCACGATAACAAGCTGAAGAATCTGTTGTGCTACGTCGATGTCCTGCCCGACGAGGCCGTTGTTGGCATTGGGGGCCGTTGCGGGAAACGTAGGTGGGCTGACAGAAAGATCGGGCACCGGAAGGGCACTGGCAACAAAGCCGTTCGTGGTAGGCGTAGCACCAATGCCAAGAGTACGCAGGGGATGGAGTTCCATGTATTTATTCTTTCGTTAGGAGGCGGAAGGGAATCAAGAAGTACGTGATAGACTTAGAAGTTGGTGATCGCACCGGCAGTGCCACCAGAAATAATCTCAAGAGCCGCCTCGGGGCGAAGGACACCGTGGCCCATCGCATACTGAGCCGACAGATACGTGGACTTACGGGGAGCCGAGTACTCCTCCTCAGCATGAATATCCATGAGCTTCACGGTAGCCACTGCATCCTTATGCATGAACAGGCCACGGGTAGCCGTGAAGTCGCCCGTGTAGACGCTCGGAACATCCGACTCCGACGCGGTGGGAACGCGAACGTTCTCGGTACCGCTTGCACCTGTGCGGCCTTCAATAACGTCAGCCGCAGTGATCGCAAGGGTCGGGAGGTTCGTGGTCTTACGAATCTCAATACCAGCAAAGCTCGGGATGTACGCCTTGTTAAGATCGCCAGCACCGCCAACGTCCCTATTGATCTGGGACAGCTCACCCGCCGAGGCCCCGTTGAACCACTGGTAGTAAGCGTTGACAGGCAGGTAGCAGACGCGGCTATCCTGAGGAACAAACTTGTTATCGAACGCTTCGCAGGCCGCAAGGAAGGCCGAGCGGAGGTTGGCCGCAGTCGGTGCAGTGCCCGTAGCGACACCCAGCGAAATCTGCCCACCACCCACGTACTTCTTACCCGTAGCCGGGTTAAGGCCCGAGAGGGCGGAAGGCTGGCGTGCGGCGTTGACGGCGGTGCGGAACACGCGGTTCTCGAAGGCACGCCGCAGGGCGTTGCCCATCTCTTCGGAATACATCCCGCGAAGGTCGGCACGCTGCAACGCCTCTTCAATCTTTGCAATGTAGACATGGCTCACAAGCAGGTTGTCAACGCTGATCGTGCGTTCACTCTGCTGCAACGCCTGCCCAGCACCGTCTTGGAACGTGCCGATTGCATGGTACTGAGCAGTGAGCTGCCCAAGGACCGGGAAGGTCTGACTCTTACCGTTCTTAATACTGAGGACGCGGTGGCTGTTCATCAGAACGTTGTTCTGTTCGAACTGGGCCATAGTCTCGCCCTCGAACATGCGAAGGAACAGAGCCTTCTCATTGGACGTAAGGTTCTTCTGGCCGGGACGAGTCGGGAAAACTGTTGACATTTATAAAATCCTTAAAGGGGGTTAGTAGCTGAGATGGGTGATAAAGGTGGCGGTTCCAGTGCCAGAGGCATCATATCTGACGCGAAGAAATGGAAAGCTATACGCACCTGTACCGGGGTGGCCGTTGAAAATGTGGCTAATATTAACGGGCTGTAGCGACTGGGAACCAGTAGTGTTTGCGGCGGATGTAATCACAGGGGAGACCGCGACGTTCAGCCATTGTAGTCCGTCCATACTCCCCTCCAAGAGGGCGAGAACACTGAAGGTACCCGGAATAGCCCCGACTGGAGCAACGAATGCTACTGGTACGTTATCCGTGTTTCCCGTATTTCGATAAACCTGTCCAAAGGCTGTTCCTGGGGCGGCAACAACAACAGTTTCACTGGTTCTAGTGGGAATCATTTGAGTATTTCATTTACTTTCTGGTTGTGCTTGTTGATCTTATCAAGATCGTAAGCAAGTGTAGGAGGCCATTCTTGTTTGTCAAGCCACTGTAGGGTTTCGTCGGAAAAGTAGATGGGTTTAACCCAATCACAGTTTGCCGCTCTTTGGGTCCCGCAGGCTGTTAAGAATAACACTCCGGTCAGGAGTAGGGGCAGCGTCAATCTTTTTAGCCACCCTACGGTCTTCGGCAGCAGCATTAGCTTGCTCCTGTTTAGTACGGAGTTCACCTAGCTCGATCAGCCGGGTCTCGGTTAGGTTTTTCAGAAACGACGAAACCGCCGTAAAGAAGGCGGTCAGCCATGTCATTACAGCGGTTATCATGTCTTAGGCTTTGGGTTTGGGGTTAAGAACGTTACGCAACCACTCGATACCGCTGATGATCTTACCGATCACAGCATCATCCTTATCGCCGGGGATGACCGCAGCGAGAGCCTTCAGAACAACGGGGAGTCCCCCAAGGATCGCAAGGACCGCAAGAGTGATAGCAGCCCACGTAGGGGCCGAGCTAACAACTTCGGTAGGGACTTCAACGGGGACATCAGTGGCAACTTGGGCGAGAGAAAAAGCAATGTTCATAGTTTAGAATCCTAAATCATCGGGGTTAGTAGCGGCAAGACGGGCAAGAATCTTCTGTTGGAAAGCTTCGTTTTTCCATTCGGGGCTATTGCGAGCCGCGATGAACTCGGAACGGGTGATAGGCTTAACGCCCCCGCCCGTAGTAGCACCGCCTACGATCCTTGTAGGGACCTTAGGGACGACAGGGGCAGCCGTACCGGACGCGGTACGATACAGTGTCATAAGATTCTTAACGGCGGCATCACGGGCAGCGGGATCGGCACCCATGATATCCTTGTTGTACTTTTCACGGGCCTTATCGGAGAGTTCATCCTTGGCCCACGCAGCGGCCTTGTCGTACTCTTCTTTAGTCCCTGCTGCTTTCATAACAGCGGCATCAATAGTAGCCGCACGGTTCTTGTAGGAGGCCACAACGTCGTTAAGGGTGTCCTTGTCGATGCCGATGGCCTCAAGGGATGCTAGGGTAGATGCGTCCAGTTCCTTACCTTCGGCAATGGTGCTTCGCACTTTGGAGAAGTCAACCTTGCCTTCGGTCTTCGGCTCCTCTGCGGGAACCTCAGGGGTCGCTACGGTATCGTCGGTAACCTCTTCGTTCTTTGGGGAAGCGGCGGGGGACTTAGAGACACTATCGGGAAACTTAGCAGCAAGGGCTGCACTAACTTCCTCTAGGCTCATTTCTTTGGGGTCTTTTTCTTCTGGAGTCATTGTGGTTCCTGATTAGCCATCGAAGCTTGCTGCAATCGCCCAATGGCGGTTACGCCGGGACCGGCAGCCTTCTCAAGAAGGGACTGCTGCTGGGCCTGCTGCTGTTCGGCTTGGCGTTCTTCTGGGGTCTTAAGGTAGATATCAAAGTTGATACCACCGAGGGCCGCACGGCCTCTCATGTAGTCTTCAACCTTCATAGATGCAATGGCGTTAGTACCAAACTGGTTAATCATCATACTAACAAAGGCATCCATCTTAGATGCTTCTTCGTTACGCCCGAGAGCGTCGATGCCAGTTACGATAGAGAGGTTGACGAGCTTCGTAGGGAGCGGGGGAAGCTCCTTCTTAGCGATCATCCTTTGGATCGTTAAGGATACCTTAGGACGCTGAAGCTCTAACGCAAGGGTCGAGTAAACGCCGCTAAAGGCGTTCTCAAGCTCTGACGCAAGAAGCTTCCACTCCGTCGCGGTCTGCCTCTCGGCATCCCTTTGGATAGACGAAGCAACTAGGAAGGCGGTCTCAAGGCGGTTGACAAGCTTATCAAGCATCTGAGCCGCCACGTTCAGGTCCGCTGTTTTGTTAAGGATCAGCGGCACTACGTCGTCGGCAAGGCCGGGGACATAAGCACCATCAGCAGCACCTTGCAGGTCCTCAATGGCTGTCTGTCCGTTCGGAGAGACCAGCATAAGGAGCTTTGAGGCTTTCTTAGCGTACCGGATAAGGGACATGCTAAGAGCTTCGATTGCTCGGATATCCCCAAGATGCTCTTCGCAGAGCGACCTACCGTAGTGTTCCCCGTCGATACGGTTCCACCGCAAGGCAAGGTACGGGAAGGTCTCGTCAGTGTACGTTACAGGTTCCCCTGTAATATCACAGCCGCAGATTTCTTGTTTCTCTTCCCACTTGTTTGGGCCAGTCTTTACGGCCCTTGTGTAGAGTTCAAGTGGCTCTGCATCAACGTCCTTACCCTCATGCTCGCTCTCGTAGTCAGACTTGATCTTCTGTTTGACATCATCCCCCATATCAGGAGGAAGCGTCTGCCAAGTCAAGGACTCTTTGATGACGACTTCAACAAGGTTCCCTTCACCGTCCCTAACAACGCAGTATTGCGACAGAGGGAAGAACTTAAGGGACTTGGGACCTTCATAGAGAAGCCCGTTGCCCGCAACAATCAGATGCTTGACGCATTCATGGATTGTTACACGCTCTGCACGGCTTTCCTGCTGCTGCATGATTAGCGTAGCAGCGTTAGAGAGGGCAGTCTCAAACTCTTTCTGAGTATCCTTGTCGATATCCTTAAGATACGACGGGGTGAGTGCAAGTTTAAAGTAGGGCGTGCCGGGGGACGTAAGGACAAGGACGATACGGGCTGTCAGGTGTGTTACTGCTTTAGCACACACCGACTGCCACGGCACAGGAAGGCGGCTTGTCTGGTTGATCCCCGTAGGGGGAAACATATACGGAAGGGTGTACCTTGCGGCTGTCCTAGCACGATCTAGGATCATCTCACGGTCAGCGGAAAGGGTATCGTAGCGGGACACAATCGAGACATATTCTGCGGTCGGGTCCCCGGATTCGTTATCCATGCTCAAAGTGTCAGCCCTCCAATACGTTGCGGCATTAAGTCTTGAAGATTAAGGCCACTGTTGGTCCCTTTAGGGATGATGGGGGCGGTGCCCTTTGGGGCATCTTTACGCTTCCCTCCAGTGAGCGGAGCGATCTGATCGTTCAACTCAAGAGGCGTTGGGGGAGGTGGAGGGGCGGGAGGAGTGGGTGGAAGTCTAGCACTCGGCATACACATTTATTGTTCCTTTTGGACACTCTGGCTCCGATCTTGGGCCGCTTTAGCCGCTGTAAGGTGGTCGAGCAAGGATTGCTTGCCCGCCTCAAACATAATAGATTCAAGCGTGTCGGTCGGAGAGATTGGTTTTCGAGGGTACCTTGCACGCAAGGCTTCGAGAAACTGAGTGGTTAGATGGGGGTACTCTGGGAGCATATACTATACAGACTACCTTTCTTGTTAGGGTTGCACGTTATTGATGGATTGCAACAGGAACCTCTGTGGGATGCTTAGGAGCCGGAAGGGTTCCGGGTTCATACATCAGGCCGGTTGCAAAGTCTGCCACAGGAACCCCAAGGGCATTAAGGATCGTAGCCTCAAGGGTAGCTCCCCGAGACTTCTTCCAGCCCGGAAGGGCGAAGCCAACCTGAACGCCCATGAGCAGCGGAATATCACGCCGCATATAATCGGACCACGTTGGATTGGTGAGGGGCTGGGTGGTGTCAAGCTCCTCAGGACACACAACGGTCCAACCGAGTTCTTGCAGTTCTTTACGGGCTTTCCTAAAGGCCGCTCTGTTGTCGTCAGGGTACCCCGTCATTGGGCCAAGGATATATGCTTTACCGGGTTTCATGTTTGGTCTATTCATGGGAGGGTCCTTGGGGCGGAAACACGGGCGGCACTGTATTCATTATACACAGGAGGGGGAAGATTGGCTCCTCTCTTTAACTGTGTGCTGTCCTTGGGGACAAGGAGAAAATCAGGACCGGGACGTTGGACCAGTTTTGTAAGAACACCTCCAACCTTAACCGTTGGCTCAGGCTCTTGCGGCCCCTCACCAAAGTTAGGCATATCATCCAGCTCCTTTGGGAGCTTTCCACGGCGGATCATCTCTTGCGTGTGGATAAATGCGGCAAGGTTCCAACGGGCAGCCGAAGCGTGGTCTTCGTCTACAAATCCTTGAAGAAGCTTGTAGGTATGCCGAAGGGCCGAGTCAATGTACCGAGAGAGGGGCTGGCCTTTTTCCCAGTTCCGGTCCCCGTACTTGTTGGCACCGTTCTCAAGGTGCACAGCATCCCGCTGCATCACAATAGGAGAGACAAGCTCATAACGACCTTTTCCATCCCTTGTGTCCCTTCGGGACCCTGTGGCAAACTCTTCACGGGC